AATCCGGAGAAAAAAGGGGGCATGAAAAAAGTGGCCAAAAAAAATCCGGAAAAAAAATCCCGGAAAAATTTTCTGGAAAAATTCCGGGAGAAAATAAGAGGGAACATGAAAGCGAATGAGAAAAAGACCCCGTCCATGACAGCCCAGGAATACATGGACACACTGGAAATGGCAACGGAGCTCCAGTGCCTCCTTCCTGTCAGGAATACCTGGGAGAGTATGGGCGTCATTATGGAGGGCTGGTGCAGGGGGCAAAATCCTAGGGACATTATAGAGCTGGCTAAATGCGGCAGAAATGAGCTGCAAATAATGGGCAGCATTTACAGTGGGACTGTGCAGCAGGACCTTCAGGAAGCCAGGGAAGCAAGGGCCGCCAAGCAGATTATCAGAGCGCTGCAGGCAGCGAGCACCACAACAGAGGAGCTGGCAGAGGGGATCAAAGAGGCGTGGCGCGCGCTTGATGAGGAGGCGCAGAGGCAGGCACAAGAGAGGAGAGGGGCGCTCGAGGCAAGGCACACAGAGGATCGCACCTAAAGAAAGAATAATAAACATGAGACCCAAACGGACTCTTGCATGTGATAAGATGATACCATGGCAAGGAAGCGAAGGGAGAGGCAAGGAAGAGGCCTCCCCGCAGCGTCGCAAGACAATAAGAGAGACCTGACGCAGAGGCAGGCACAGGACAGTCGAGAGACTGTCCTTTTTTATTGTTGATGTTGCACAAAAATCGTAGGTACTACTTGTACACTAATTTTACTGCGGGGCGCGGAAGGTCCGATCCTTGCCCGGGTATGATCAAAAATTGAACATCTGTTTCGTTACGCTTTACCGTACCGTGAAAAATTTTTGAGAGGAAGGAAGTGGCTGTGTGAGTGAAGAAAGTGTAATGCTCCAAGGGGTACATCTCGTGAGCGACGGAGGAGAATTAAAGGGAAGCTTTTACAGGACAGGAATCATTGCTCAGTTGTTCGGAGTGAGCGTGCGGAGAATTCAGCAGCTCACCCAGGACGGAGTGATATCCACCACTAAAATCATAGAAGACGGAAGGACGGTCCGGCGCTACGATCTGGTGCCGACCATCCAGAACTACATCAAGTATCTATCCGAAAAGGCGTACGGGAGGCAGGGGCGAACCGATAAAGAGATCGAGCTGCGGGAGCAGAAGATGGAGGCAGACATCGCTCTGAAAGAAAGCCAGGGCGAGCTTCACAGGCTGAAGACAGAGATTGCGGCAGGAAAGTATATCAGCATCGAAGAAGTGAAGGTGGATTATACAAAATTCTTCGTCGTGTTTAAGAAATTCGCCGTTTCCATTCCGGCCAGAGTTGTTGGAATGCTGTCCGGCCAACTGCAGCCGACGGAGGCCAGGAAGATCGAGAAGGAGCTCGCGGACGAGGTCAACAGACTCCTGGGGGCATTCGTGATCGCCGGAGTCGTCGGGCCGAAGGACGTAAAAAATGGAACTCCAAAGAAAAAGAATACGGATTCGTAAGTACGAAACCACAGGGTACCTGAAGGAAGCCCTCCGGTACCTGCAGCCCCCGGAAGATCTCAGCGTTTCAGAGTGGGCGGAGAAGTACAGAGTCCTGGACACGAAGACGTCCGCAATGCCTGGCCCGTGGCGGAACGACAAGACGCCATACCTGAAGGACGTCATGGACGAGCTCCTGAACTACGAGACAGAGGAGATCATCTTCTGCAAATGCACCCAGGTCGGAGGAACCGAAGCGATGCAGAACATGCTCGGCTACATCATACAGCAGGATCCGTCACCGACCATGGTGGTGTACCCGACCGACAAGCTGGCGGAAAGCATCAGCGAGAACAGGATCCAGCCGATGATCACAGCGAGCAAAGCGTTGAAGAAGCTGTTCTACAAGAACGAGTCCTCCAAGCTCGAGCTTCAGTTTGAGGGAATGTATCTGACGCTGGCCGGAAGTAATTCACCATCATCCCTGGCCAGCAAGGCAATCAAGTACCTTCTTCTCGATGAGGTTGATAAATACCCAGGGGCTAGCCGGAAAGAGGCGGATCCGATCAGCCTGGCCCGCGAGAGGACGAAGACCTTCAGAAACCGGAAGATCTACATCACGAGTACGCCGACACTGAAGAGTGGCCACATCTGGAAGGCCCTGGAGTCGGCAGACATTGAGAAGCACTACTTTGTGCCCTGTCCTCACTGCGGGGAATACATCGAGCTGAAGTTTAAGCAGATCCACTGGCCAGACGATGAGACATTAAGCTACGCGGATCGCGCAGACATGGCCGTGTACGTGTGCCAGGAATGCGGATGCGCCATCACGGATCAGCACAAAGACCAGATGCTGCGGTATGGGGAATGGAGGACCGTGAGGTCTGACACCAAGAGCAGCAAGCGGGTGGCCTTCTGGATCAATACACTTTACTCCCCGTTCGTTCGGTTTTCAGAGATTGCGAAGGAATTCCTGGATTCGAAAGATGATCCGGAGAAACTGCAGAACTTTGTAAACTCCTGGCTCGCAGAGCCGTGGGAGGATACGAAGCTGAAGACGAATGCAGACATGGTAATGGAGAGGCAGACAGATGTGCCTCCGATGGTAGTCCCGGACTGGGCTCACTTCATTACCGGAGGAGTGGACATCCAGGAGACATCCCTATACTGGAGCATCCGGGCGTGGGGCCCGTACATCACGAGCCAGAACATCGCCCATGGGCAGGCGCTTTCATTTCAGGAGATCGAGCGCATTATGAACCTTCCCTACCTGAAGGAGAACGGGGACCAGCTCGTAGTTTCGCTTTGCCTCATAGATTCAGGATACGATGCGGACAGCACATACGACTTCTGCGCATCGAATTTAGACTGGGCAATGCCGGTCAAGGGCTCCAGCAATCCGATGCTGTCACACTTCAAAATATCGAAGATCAACAGGCCGGAAAGCCGGGCGCACGGAATGACTCTGGTCCTGACCGATGGCGACAAGTATAAGGACATGATCGCGGCCAGGATGAAGAAAGAAAACGGGAAAGGATCCTGGATGGTATATGACGGATGCGACATGGACTACGCGGAGCAGGTGACTGCCGAGCACAAGGTCAACATGAAATCCGGAAGCCGAGTCATTCAGAGATGGGTTCAGAAGCAGACCCACAATGATAACCACTACCTGGATGCGGAAGTCTACGCGATGGCCGCTGCAGATATCCTGGGTGTCCGGACGCTTCACCTGGAGGAGAAGAAAGCAGAGGAGAAGCCGGCAGCACAGGAGCAGTACACGCCAGAGGAAGACTGGATCCATGGCAACGAAAACTGGATGTAGGGAGGCGAAAGAAAGATGGAGCAGGGAAAAGAAATAACAGCAGAGTCAATGCTGAAGGAAGTCAATAATGCGATCTTTAACGTCCTGGTCGGCGGCCAGAGTTACAAGATCGGAAGCCGCCAGCTTACGAGAGCGGACCTCTCTATGCTGCGGGAGATGAAGAAAGAGCTCGAGGCTCAAATCAATGCGGAGTCCGAAAGCTGCCTGCTGGATGACACATATGTAGCATTTTTCGATGGACGATGAGAGGAGGTGAGCAGAAATGAACTGGTTAGATTCAGTGATCGCATTCTTCTCTCCGGAAGCAGGAGCCAGGAGGGCAGCGTGGAGGAATAGCCTGGAAGAGATCCGGAGCTACGACGCCGGAAGCCATTCGAGGTTAAACGCCGGATGGGGAGTGACGAACACATCGGCGGAAATGACCGACCGAGCGAGCCGGGAAATCGTCAGGGCCCGCGCCAGGGACCTGGAGAGAAACTCCGACATCATGAATTCTTTGCTCGGAGCATACCGGCGGAACGTGATCGGCCACGGGTACCAGCTTCAGGCGTCAATGCCAAGGGAGAACCTGAGTAAAGAGATCGAGGAGCTCTGGAAGACCTGGTGCAAGGCAAGAAACTGCGATGTGACAGGAGTTCAGACATTGAACCAGATGCTGAGGATGGCTGTGGTCCGGAAGAAGGTCGACGGAGGAATTCTCTTCGTAAAGAGGTACACCAAGGAAGGCATCGTTCCATTTCAGATCCAGATGATTGAGGTCGATGAGCTGGACAACATGGCATCCGGAGCCATATCGGACAACCGGAGGATCGTCGGAGGGATTGAGTACAACGAGTACAACAAGCCGATCGCTTATTACATCAGGCAGTACAGCATCGATGGCTTCAGTATCACCGATCCGGTCCGGATCCCGGCCAAGGATGTGATTTTTTACTACGAGAAAAAGCGGCCGAGCCAGATCAGGGAGATGTCGGACATGAGCCCGACCATTACCAGGATCAGGGATACGAATGAATTCATCACGGCCGTGTCCGTGAAAGAGCGAGTCGCGGCATGCCTTTCAGTATTCATCAAGAAGGCGCTGCCGGTGACAGGGATCGGACGTTCTTCTTCGGCAGATACCGGCCCGAAGAGAGACTACGACGGAAAGACGCTTACTCCCGGAATGATCAAAGAGCTGAACGCGGGAGACGAAGTTCAGGTCGTGAACCCAACCGGGCAGGCCACAGACGCGACAGCCTTCACGAAGCTGCAGCAGCGCCTGGCCGGATCCGGACAGGGACTCAGCTACGAGGCCACGAGCCGGGATATGAGCGAAACGAACTACGCATCCGCCAGACAGGGCGCGATTGAAGATGAGCTTACATACGGAGAAGAGGAGGAGCAGATTCTGTCGATCCTCGATGAGATCTATGAAACATTCGTGATCTCATGCGTATTAGCAGGAAAGATCACGATCGCGGATTTTTGGGAGAAAAAGGAGAAGTACCTCTCCCATGCGTGGATCAAGGCTCCGAAGAAGTGGATCGATCCGATGAAGGAGTCATCAGCGACTAAAACGGCAATGAACACAGGACAGAAGACATTCAAACAGATCGCTGCCGAAAACGGAAGAGACTGGAGGCGGCAGGTCGACGACATGGCGGAAGTCCTGGAATACGGAAGAAAGAAAGGTATTGACTTAGGAGGTGTGATCTTTGGCAACAAAGTGGAAGAGAAAGAAGAAATCCAGGCACCCGGCAGCGGATCAGAAGAACAGACTGATCCTTCAGAGAAGCCAGGCGGAGACGGGAAACCAGACGCCGGCGACGAACAGGGGAAGAAATAGCGGATACCGGGAGCTTACAGACTGCTCGATCCGGGCGGTCGAAGGAGAGGGAAATGAAAGAACATTTACTCTCAGCTTCTCCAGTGAGGAACCATATTCGAGGTGGTTCGGACAGGAAATCCTGGACCACACAGAAGGATGCGTCGATCTGAACCGATTGAACTCCATCGGATGCGTACTCTTCAACCATGACCGGAACCGCGTGTGCGGAAAGATCAAAAGGGCATGGGTAGAAAACGGAAGAGGATGCGCAGAGATTGAGTTCGATAAAGACGAGGCATCAGAAACAATCTACCAGAAAGTAAAAAGCGGCACGCTCAAGGGCGTATCCGTGGGCTACAGGGTAGACAACTGGGAGGAAGTAATGCCGAACAAGCAGTCAGAAGACGGAAGGTTCACAGGACCGTGCTCCATCGCAAGGAAGTGGGCGCCTTACGAGATCAGCATCGTGTCCGTTCCCGCCGATCCGACGGTCGGAGTTGGCCGCGCGGAGGATGAGGAGATCAGTGACGCCGAGATGGACTGCAATGAGAGGCAACTTCAAATAAACAAAAATTTAATGGAGGTAGAAGATCATGACAATTAGACAGATGATCGAGCGGCAGCAGCAGATCCTGCAGGCCGCAAGAGCGGCAGGAAGAAACATGACTCGCGAAGAGTCCGATGAGTTCAACCGCCTGCAGAGAGACATCGAAGCCGCAAGAGCAGCAGGCCAGGCTTCCGGAAACGGAACCGCGCCTACTTCTGGAGGCGAGGAAGGAGATGGCCAGCGCCAGGAGCCTGGCGGATCCGGAGAAGAAGGTGGAGAAGGAGATCACACAGCCCTCTCCAGAGCGGTGGAAGCTGAAAGAAACAGGATCCAGACCATCTCAGATTTATGCAGACAGTTCGACATGGAGCCGCGCACATATATCGAGCGCGGAACAACCGTAGAGCAGATGAACGCGGCCATCGTGGAGCACTTGCGTGCGACCGGAGCTCCGGTAGGCGCCAGCGCCACCGTGACAGACTCTGCAGAGGATAAATTCAGAAGAGCTGCTTCAGACGCAATGCTCATGCGCGCCGGAATCGAGCTGGAGAGACCGGAGGAAGGCGCAAGAACCATGATGGGAATGTCCCTTCGTGACCTCGCCATCGAATGTCTGCAGGCAGACGGATCCAGAGAGACAGGTCTGAACAGAAGATCTTCCGATGAGATCTTCTCTATGCTGCAGAGAGGATTTTTCAATCCCGAGGCGGCATTCCCGGCAATCTTAGACCAGACGATCGAAAAGGCATACCGGGAAGGCCATCGCAAGGTAGCAGTTACCTTCGACAAGTGGACCAAGAAGGGAAGCCTGAAAGACTTTAAGACACACGACAATTACTACATCGCAGGGCCGGTAGGAGAGTTCCTGGAAGTCTCTGAAAACGGTGAGCTGAAGCACGATGTATTCACAGATGACAAACTGCCGACCAGAAAGCTGAAGACTTACGGCCGTCAGTTTACGCTTTCCAGAAAAGCATTCATCGATGACGACATCGGCCTGGTAACTTCCATTCCGGCAAGATACGCAGCATCTGCGAGAAAGACGATCAACAAGCAGGTATATCAGATCCTGATCGGAAACTCCAACATCTACGATGGACTTCCGCTCTTTGGAACAGATCACAAGAACCTGCTGGCAACCGGAACAGGGATCACCATGGAGGCAATGCAGACCATGATCATGGCTCTGGCCAACCAGAAGGACCAGTTCGGAGAGTCGATCATCATCAACCCGGCAACGATCATCGTGCCTTCAGGAATGAAGTTCGACATGTACACACTGTTCTACAGCCCGACGATCAACACGGAAGGCAACACCCAGGCAGTGAACCCGCTCTACCAGTACAGAGACAGCATCGAAGTCGTGGAAGATCCGACAATCAACGCGATGTGCGGCGGCCTTGGAAACGTAATGCCGTGGTTCCTGATCGGTGATCCGGGAGACACAGACTTCATGGAAGTCGACTACTTAAACGGACAGGAAATCCCGAACATCCGCAGAATGGAGCAGGCTGGACAGCTTGGATTTGTATGGGATATCTATCTCGACTGGGGCATTTCCGTCATGGACTGGAGAGGTGCCGTGAAGAACCCTGGCGTCAAAGTAGATACGAAGCTGAAGCTGGCGTAAAGAAAGGAGGAAGCACAGATGGGAAAAGCGACATATTGGCAGAGAGGCGAAACAATCGACTTCAAAAATGAGACCGGAGCAAAGATCGAGGCGAACACGATCATCACTCTTGGATCCAGAGTCGGCATCGCAGGAACCGACATCAATCCGGGCGAAGTAGGAAGCCTGCATGTGACCGGAGTATTTAAGATGGATAAGATCGCGGAAGAAATCGCAGCGGGATCCGATGTATACCTGGATCCTTCCGGAAAGATCACGAAGGCAGCGAGCACCCCTGGAGAAGAGGAAGGGCCGGAAACTCCGCACGTTAAAGCAGGGTTTGCAGCGGAGAAAGCGGAAACTTCTGACACATATGCCATCGTGAAGATCAACGCATGATGAAATTGATCGCGACGCAGCCGATCCTGTACAAGGCGAAACAGTATCTCTTCGGAGACGAGCTCCCTACATCCGACGAGAAGATGGCGGAAGCCTGGATCGGCGCAGGATCCGCCTGCTGGTCTGAAGAAGACGGAGAGCAGGCGGCATCCTTAAAAGCGAAAGCGATGACTGCACAGCCTGGAGCTACAGGGGTGAGCTCTACAGGCAATAACGAGGACCTCATCGGGAGGATCCCGGAAAGTGCAGAGCGCGAAAAGCCGAAACCGCGTAAGCGCGGAGCGTCAAAGGCGGTAAAGAAATGACTTTCAAGGAAATTGTGAAAAATGATGTGCGCCAGGTCTTCATGAACCTGGATGAGTTCTCAGAAACCCACACCATCAACGGGAAAGAGATGCCAGTTCAGATCGACTCAAACGAGCAGATCGAAAGGGAGAAGAGGCTGAACCAGAACATGGACGGAATCTACAAGAACCAGAAGCTGATCTACGTGTCAGCCGAGGAGTTCGGGCCGATGCCGAAACAGGGAGCGATGCTCAATATGGACGGCAAGATGTACAAAGTAGAAGACGCCATACATGAAGACGGGGTGTATTCCATCACACTGGGGGCGAATAGAGCATGATCAGGGTTGAGGTAGACCAGGAGAGCCTGCGGTATGTTCAGAACAGGCTCGGACTGATGCAGCGGAAGACTCCACAGGTAATTTCAGCAGCGCTCAACGATACGGCAAGAAGCGCCAGAGTGAAGCTCGCAACGAAAGCGCGGGAGACGTACACCGTAAAAAGCGCGAACTTCAAAGGAGAAATGAAGATAAGGCGCGCCACTTATTCAAGGCTCACCGCAGAGATTAAGTCTCAGGGAAAGCCATTGAAGCTCGCCTCCTTCCGCACATCTGCAGGAAGCAGGACAAGTGGAGCGAAGGCCAACGTCGTGAAGGGGAACGGACTCAAGGCTCTCATATCGAGCGCCACCGGAAACAAGGCATTCAAGGGACAAGGCAGCCTGAACGGTCAGATATATCAGCGAAGAGGAAAATCGCGATATCCGCTGAAGGTGTTCAGCTCAAACTCAATCCCTGTAATGATCGGAAACGAGGAAAAAGTATATGGCATCGTTGAGCCGAAAATAAAGTCCGATCTTCAGAAGAACATGGAGCGCCAGATCAAGAGGTTAGTGGGGTAGGAAGGCATGACGCATCAATTTTTGATTACAGACCTCATAGAAGAGGTGGAAAAAATCCTGGACGACGTCCAGACAAAGAACACAGCAGGGGAAACCGTGTCAGGAGTGAAGGGATACGAACAGTCCCTTCCGGTCGTAATGGAAGACGAAGAGGACGACTCCAAGTATTTCCCGTATTTCATTGTAAGGATGGGAGAGGGAAGCACGGAAGACGATAACGATCCATGGACAGATACGGTCAACATCCTTTTTGGTGTTTACGACGATGACAAGCAGACAAATGGGCACAGGCACATCTTGACGATGATCCAGAGAATAACGGATCGGTTCGCAAAAGAGCCGCTCCTGAACAGGAAGTACAGAGCTCAAGAGAAGATGTCCTTCGCGCTCCAGGACGATGATACATACCCGTTCTATTTTGGAGGCGTCGAGATGAGGTTCAGCGTGCCAAAAATGGGAAGGAGTGACGGATGGTCATGACAACAGCAAAGCAGTCTACAGGAGAAAAGCAGAAAGTAGAACCTGCAGCAAAAAGAAAGCAGGCAGAGGACAGCCGGAGGATGTACGTGGGACCAACGATCCCCGGAGTGGCAATTCAGAACGTGGTTTACACACAGGTGCCTGAAGCCGTGGAAGAGGCAAAAAAGGATTGCCCTGAGTTCACGAACCTGTTCATCCCGATTATGAAATACGGGATGGCCGAGGAGATGATCCGGAAGAGAAAAGGATACATCTTCGACGCCTTTGTAAAGGCGATGGAATATGGAGAAAAAAGAAGGAGGAAATAAGCGATGAGCAAACATGGAGTTTTTATTGTCGAGGAAGCAACAGCGTTGACCGTACCGATCAGCGGCAGATCCTCAGTCCAGGTAGTAATCGGAACAGCGCCTGTCAACATGGCAGAAGATCCGGCTGCGGTCGTAAACACACCGATCCTGGCAAATTCCGCAGCGGAAGCCATGGCGGCGCTTGGATACAGCACCGACATGGGAAAGGGAAAGTACACGCTCTGCCAGACGATGTATGCAACGAATAGCATCTATCAGGTTTCTCCGGTCGTTTACATCAACGTACTGGATCCGGCGAGACACAAGAAATCCCTGGAAGAAGCACAGTATCCGGTCAGCCAGATGCAGGCCGTCATTCCGGTGGAAGGCGTGCTCATTAACGGGCTCACCGTAAAAAATGCAGAGGGATCCACTGCGCTGGCACTGAACACGGATTATACAGCAGCCTTCAATTCAGACGGACATCTGGTCCTGACGCTGATCGAAGGAGGAGCAGGAGCTTCTGCAGAAAACCTGACAGTATCCGGAGAGCAGATCGATCCGAGTGCAGTAACGAAGACGGATATCGTAGGAGCATACGATCCGATTACAGGCAAAGAAACAGGCGCGGAGGTAATCCGCCAGGTGTTCCCGAAACTCGGTATCGTTCCTGGCCTTCTCCTCGCACCGGGCTGGTCCCAGGAGCCGGAGGTCGGCATCGCGCTCGCCGCAAAGGCCGCGAACATCAATGGAGTATTCAAAGCAATGGCGCTCCTGGATCTGGATACAACGAAGGCAAAGAAGTACACAGATACGAAGAAGGTAAAAGAAGACAGCGGCTTCACTTCCCCGTATTGCTACCCGCTGTGGCCGTGTGACAAGGTCGGGGACCTGATCCTGGCGAAGTCAGCAGTAGTCGGCGCCCTGGTTTCCTACGTGGACGCATCAAACGACGACGTACCGAGCAATTCACCGTCAAACACGCTCCTCGGAGTTACAGGCCAGTGCCTGGCAGACGGAACAGAGGTTACTCTGGATCAGGACCAGGGAAGCACTGTGAACGAGTACGGAGTGACGACAGCGATCAACATGAATGGATGGAGACTCTGGGGGAACTACACTGGAGCATACCCGGCAAGCACAGATGCGAAAGACATCTGGTTCCCGGTCCGGAGAATGTTCAACTGGCAGGGTAACACCTTCATTCAGACATACTTCAGCAAGGTCGATGATCCGATGAATACCGTTCTGATCGAGTCCGTTGTTGACTCCGAGAACATCCGCTGCGCAGCATATGCGCCGGACAAATGGGCAGGAGCCGAGATCGAATACAGAGCGGATGACAACCCGACGACGGATATCCTGGCAGGAAAGATGACCTTCAGACAGCGGATCGCGCCATACACACCGGCACAGGAAATCGAAAACATTCTGAGCTATGACACAGCGATGTTAGCAAGCGCAATCACAGGAGGTGGAGAATAATGAACGTAATTCCTGAAGTATTAAACCATTTTAACGTTTACAACGACTCAGCGAAGAAGCTGATCGGTATCTCCGGAGAGCTGGAACTCCCGGAGATGGAAGCGATCACGGACACCATCGAAGGCTCCGGAGTGCTCGGAGAGATTGAGGATCCGGTTACCGGCCAGTTCTCCAGCATGAAAATGAAGATCCCGTTCGCGACTCTTTATGAGGACATGTTCTCGATTATGAACACGACGAAGCCCCCGCAGCTCACCCTGCGCGCATCCATGCAGTGTATGGATCCATCCACGGGAGAGACCGGATACTATCCGGTCAAGATCGTGGTTAGAGGAAAAGCGTCCACATCAAACATGGGTAAGGTCGTAAAAGGAAAGAAGATGGAGCCGGAAGTAGAGCTCGAGATCCTTTACATCAAGATCCAGATCAATAACAAGACCGTGCTGGAGCTGGATAAGCTGAACTTTAAGTACGTCTTAAACGGAGTAGACATGCTGGCCAAGATCAGAAGCCAGTGCTAATAGGAGGAAAATGACATGAGCGAAGTAAAAAAGCCGGAGATCGTAGAGATCCCGAAAAAGGAAGCGGAACTGGAGAACGAGAACATTCTCAAACTCTCAAAGGTTTACAAATTCGAAGATACAACCATCGGAGAAATTGACATGAGCGGAATGGAGAACTTAACCGCAGACGACATGATCAAAGCGAACAGAGTTCTCTCTTCATCCGGAAACGTCAGCGTGCTCCAGGAGACAAGCCTGGAATATGCGATCACGATCGCAGCAAGCGCAACAGGGCTCCCGATCGAGTTCTTCAAGGGTCTGTGCCCGAAGGATGCGATCAAGGTGAAGAATAAAGTCACAAGTTTTTTCTTCGGAGAAGAATAAACCCGAATGACTTATCCGAACTCCGGAAATTATGCCTTGCACTGTCAATAAACCTGAAGACAGGCCTGGATTTTTTCCTAGGCCTGTCTTTGTTTGAACTAATCGAACTGTGCGAGGATCTGAAGGAGGTGCAGAAAAAGAAATGAGTGAATACAAGATCGCGATACAGATCGCAGGTGAGCTTCAGAAGTCATTCGGCAGTGCGCTAAAAGGAGCACAGTCCGGGCTGAACGGGCTCGCAAAGATCGGAAAAGTAGGAGCTGCAGCCATCGGAGCAAGCACTGCAGCTCTTGGAACCCTTGCAGCGGCAGGAATACGCGCAGGCGTGGAATATGAGCAGGCGTTTGCCGGTGTAAGGAAAACCGTTGACGCGACAGAGCAGCAACTTGCATCTCTTAACACCGGGATCCGGAACATGGCAAAGGAAATGCCAACGTCTGCAGTTGAAATCGCAGGAGTGGCGGAAGCTGCCGGCCAGTTGGGAATTCAGACAGATAACATCCTCGGCTTCACGAAGACCATGGTCATGCTGGGAGACTCCACAAACTTAAGCGCAGACGAAGCAGCCACGGCACTGGCAAGGCTGGCGAATATCACAGGCATGCCCCAGGACAGCTTTCAGAAACTCGGCTCTACCATCGTAGCACTCGGAAACAACTTCGCCACGACGGAGAGCGAGATCACTGCAATGGGACTCCGTATAGCCGGAGCCGGATCCCAGGTTGGCATGACGGAGGCGCAAATCATGTCCTTCTCCGCCGCCTTAAGTTCGGTCGGCATTGAAGCAGAAGCTGGAGGCTCTGCGTTCAGTACCCTGCTCTCCAACATGCAGCTTGCAGTGGAGACGGGAAGCGAATCCCTCCAGCAGTTCGCAAACGTGGCAGGAATGAGCGCTTCGGAATTCAAACAGGCATTCCAGACGGATGCTGCCGGAGCCATGGCAAGTTTTATCAAGGGACTGTCTGAGAGCGAAGCTAAAGGAAAGAGCGCCATCGCCGTCCTGGATGAAATGGGAATCACAGAGATCCGTATGCGTGACATGCTCCTGAGAGCGGCAGGTGCTTCGGATACCTTTACAGAAGCACTGGAACTGGGAACCGCAGCTTGGGATGAAAACGTGGCACTGACCAACGAAGCCAACCAGCGGTACCAGACCATGGGAAGCCGGCTGTCGATGCTGAAAAATAAGGCATACGACCTCGGCATCACATTCTACAACAGCGTCAATGAACCGATGGGACAGGTGGTGGACTCCGCAGGAGAAGCACTGGACAACCTATCGGCAGCCTTTGAGTCCGGAGGACTGGAGGGGCTGGTCTCACAGTTTGGAACAGAGATCGCGAACGCAGCGAAAGGCATCGCCAGCGTTTCGCCGGAAATGGTGGAGGCCGGCGCATCCATGATCGAATCTTTCCTGACCGGGATTGATGAGAACTCGGAAGAGATCGCAACCGGGATGGCGGACACAGCAACAGCGGTCGCGGCCGGACTGGTCAAGTTGGCGCCAGACATGATCACGGTAGGCGCTCAGTTTATCATCGAGTTCGCGCGCGGAATATCAGACAACCTTCCGGAACTCAGAGCGGCAGCAGAGGAGGCGGCATCGGAACTGATCGACGCGGCCGGAGATGCAATTCAGTCGCACATGGACTTCCTGCGGGACGATTCAGTCGGAGCATTTGAGAAAATCGTATCTCTTCTCCCGGCGGCACTTGCGGGCTTCCTGGCATTTAAGAAGATCGCAGGCGTGGCCAAAAACGTGAAGTCATTCGTGGACTCAATCAAAGGCGCCGGAAAGATCGGAAGTTCAGCGAAACAGGTCCAGAACGCATCGAGCGTCATGTCTGCAGCGGCGAAGAATATGCTCGGCGCAGGCGTCGGGTTCGGAGCGGCAGCGGCCGGATTATGGATCCTCGTAGATGCGGCAATCCGGATCGGAGAAGCCGGACCTGGGGCGGCAGTTGGAATGATCGCCATGGCGGCAGGAATCGTCGGAATGATGGCGGTCGCAAGTAAGGTCGCACCACAGCTTCAGACGGGAACACAGGGCCTCCTGGCGTTCGGTGGAGCGGTTCTGATGGCATCTGCAGGAATGAGCCTAATGGCGATGGCAGCAGCGCAGATGGCAAGCGCAGGACCACTGGCGGCGGTCGGATTGACGATCATGACAGCGGGAATGGTCGGAATGTTAGCTGTGGCCGGAGTCTTTGGACAGGCGCTCTCAACAAGCGCAGCCGGCCTCCTGGCCTTTGGTGGAGCGGTTCTGATGGCATCTGCAGGAATGAGCCTGATGGCAATGGCGGCGACTCAGATAGCGGCAGCGGGCCCGTTGGCGGCAGTATCCCTCGGAATTATGACCGCGGGGATGATCGGCATGCTGGCGGTAGCCGGAGCGCTTGGCCCATCCCTGACAGCCGGGGCAGTCGGCCTTCTGGCATTCGGAGCGGCCATCATTATGGCAAGCGCGGGATGTCTTATCATGGTTCAGGCAGCAACACAGCTCGCGGCAGCAGGAGCGCCGGCACAGATCGCAATGGCAGCCCTGGCAGCAGGAGTCCTGGTGATGGGCGCAGCGGCCGGAGCACTGGCTCCATTGTTACTGGCTGGGGCAGGAGCCCTGGCGGCATTCGGGGCAGCCCTGGCAGTTGTCAGTGCAGCAGCGCTTCTCGGATCGGTAGCCATCACAGTGATCGCGGGAGCACTTCCGCAGCTTGCTACATACGGAGCATCCGGAGCAGTGGCAATCCTGCAGCTTGGATCAGCGATGATGCTCTTCGCCGCAGGGGCAGCGATAACCGGCGTTGGAGCAGCGGCAGCAGCCCTCGGGCTCGGTACCCTTGCATTAGCAGGAGCCGCAGCAGCCCTGGCAATGAAGCCACTCGCGTCGGCAAGTAAGACCGTGGCGTCTTCGGTAAAGACAATAAATAACAATGCAAAAGAAGCCGGAACGGGGCTGAAATCAATGGCGAAGGGAGCTGTCAGCACCGCAGCCAAGATGACCGCTCTGTCAACCGGACTGAAACCTGCCGCATCAGCGCTCGAATCGTTCGCCGGTCCAGCAACTGCAGCGGCAACCGCTGTGACCGCGCTCATGACAGGAATGAGCGGAACCGCAACCGCGGTCATGATGCTTCAGGTGGGAATCATGGGAGTGACAAACGGACTCAGAATGGCCGTCGTCAGCTTCCAGATGTTCAACGTGCAGGCAATGAGTATCCGGACAGGGACAACTGCAGCAGCTTCAGCATTTACGACACTTTCCGCAGCAGTCCCGCCGCTGGCATCCTCGCTGGCAACCCTCAATCCGCCGATGATGACTGCAAGGGTGGCTCTTATGAGCTTCTCGGCATCGCTCGCGGCCACAAGGGCGTCGATGGCCGGCTTCGCAGCGTCCGTGACATCGTCAGCGATGGCATTCACGACCATTACAGCAACCGCGCAGACATCCATGACAGCCATTCAGACGACCGTCACCATGACGATGACCATGGTCCGGACGACAGTGCAGACAACAGGGACGCAGATAACATCCATAACCACGACGACCACAACGACCTCCGTGACGATCGTGAAGACCGGAATGTCGCAGATGGTAGCTGCAGTGGTGAGCGGGTGTTCACAGGCACAGGCAGCAGCAAGATCCGGAGCATCTGGTATCCAGGCGGCATTTGCATCCGTGAACCTTTACAGTTCCGGCGTGAACATGATGTCCGGACTGATCAACGGAATGAACGCCATGCGGGGATCCGTAATGGCAACAGCATCGAGCATCGCAAGCGCGGCAGCTTCGTCCATCAATTCAGCGCTGAAGATACATTCTCCTTCAGATGTGACCACGGACTCTGGTCAGTACACAGGCCAGGGCCTGATCGTCGGAATGAGAAGGATGGCGCGCCCGATCAGGAAGGCAGCACAGCAGAGCATGGCGCAGCCATTAATGGAAGGCGCTGGCGTACAGAGGATAGAGGCCCCGGATACGGTGTCCAGATCATCCGTGATCGGAGAGACCGTGCAGCGCTTCAGCGGCGGATCCGGGAACACGGGATCCGGAAACAGGGATGCAGAAGGCAACAGCACATTCATCTTTAGTCCTACTTATCACTTTGAAGGCGATGCTCCGTCCAGAAAAGACCTGGAGGATGCAAACCGGATGAGCCAGGCAGAGTTTGAGAAGATGATGAAGGAATACCTGAGAAACAATAAGAGAGTATCGTTCGCATAAGAAAGGAGGCGGCAAGATGGCGGGAACATACAAGACCACACAGGGAGATACATGGGATCTCATCGCTTACAAATTATTCGGAAGCGAGAAATACATGAAGAACCTGATCGAAGCAAACTGGCCGCTCCTGGACGTCCTCATTTTTCCGTCCGGCATCGAATTAACGGTGCCGGACCTTCCGGAGGAGCAAGACGATGATCTTCCATTCTGGCGGAACGATGGGGAGGTGGATGAGTAGTGGCCAACCCAAGAAAGACCGTTCCTGATCTTAACTTCAACGGAAAAAACGTCAACACGGAGCTGGAAGATTACCTGAAATCTGTGGAGTACACGGATGTGGCCAGTGGGGAAAGCGACTCCATAAAGATAAAGCTGCAGAACATATCCCTGCGATGGCTGAACGGGTGGTACCCGGTAAAAGGAGACAAGATAGGAGCATACCTGCAGTTTCAGAACTGGGACCGAGAAGGGGATAACTTCAAGCTGCAGTGCGGAGAGTTCGTCCTGGACGAGATCAGCTTCAGCGGAGGACCAAGAGAGGCAAGCATCGGCGGCCTGGCCATACCGGTAAACGACTCATTCAAGACCACGGAGAGAACGAAGACCTGGAGCAATGTCACCATAAAGCAGATCGGGACCGAGGTGGCGAAGAAGTACGGGCTTGGATTTTCATACGATGCGGATCAGATCAAGATCGCGTCCATTGAGCAGAGCGAAAAGAGCGACTCGGCATTCTTGTACGATGTATGCGAGACTTACGGACTGGCCATGAAAGTATATCGGAATAAGATCATTATTTTCGACAAAGGAAAGTATGAGAAGAAAAATGCCGTGGCAACCCTGCGACCGGAAGACTTCGTCGACGAGGACTGGGAATACCTGGATACGCTGGAGGGAACCTACACAGGAGCAAGGATCTCTTACAAGAGCGGATCAGACAACAAAGAACTGAGCATGTACGTGGGACTTAAAAAGGAGAATGCTGCTGGAAGCAGAGTGCTGAAGATCAACGAGCAGGCGTCAGACATTAACGACGCCGGATACAAGGCAGCAGCCAAGGTCAACTCATCCAATGAGCAGGCGACCACCATAACCGGTCCGATCTTCTTCAACCGGAAGATAGTGGCCGGAGTGACGGTCACACTTGAAGGCTTCGGGAAGGGAAGCGGCAAATATTACGTTGACAAGGTGACGATAGACACATCATCCAACGGAACCAAGATGAATGTGGAGCTCCACAAGGTTCAGACCAGACTGACATACGTTCCGGTCGTGATCGCAGCTCCTGCAGCACCGAAGAAGAAGGAATACAAGAAGGGAGACATCGTCCACTTCAAGGGCGGAACTCACTATGTAAGCAGTTATCCTGGATCAAAGGGATACAGGGTAAGCGCCGGAACCGCGAAGATCACGATCGTAAACGGTTCAGGAAAAGCGCATCCATGGCACCTGATCACAGAGAACTGGAGCCAGACGCATGTATATGGATGGGTCGATGACGGAACGTTCGAGTAGGAGGAGAAAACGTGGCAGAGAAACTGATAAGAATTGGAAAAGTATCCAGCGTGGACTACGGATCCGGAATGATCAAAGTAACATATCCGGATCTCGATAACGCTGTTACAGACAGCCTTCCGGTCCTCTCGCTCAACGGAGAATATAAGATGCCAGGTGTGGGAAAAGAGGTCCTGGTGGTGCACCTGTCAAACGGATGCACTGCAGGCGTCGTTCTTGGACCTTACTGGAATACAGCGAGTCAGCCTCCGGAAAGCGGGAAGGGGCTATACAGAAAAGACTTCGGGGAATCCACGGGAGAAGCGTATATGAGATACGCTGCAGGAGAGCTTCTCCTGCATGCGGCATCAATCACTCTTTCAGGTAACGCGGGAAGTGCGACATTAGCAGGCATACTGAATTTATTTGACCGCGTGGATAGGCTGGAAGGAAGAATGGAGAAGGTGGAAGGAAGACTGACAGAGGTTGAGGGGAAGGTGTGATATGGGAAAGATAGGAAACTTCGGAAAAACCATCACCTTCGAGGTGAGCTCAAATAAAATCGTATCCCCAAAAGACATAAAGCGGAGCGTTTCCGCAAGATGGCAGGCACACAGCCTTCTCGGAAAGAAGCCGAAAAGTGAGTTCCTGGGACCAGACGCCGATGAGACTACGCTGACCGTTGTGCTTTCAGCAGAGCACGGCGTTAAGCCCAGGGCAACCCTGGAAAAGCTGGAGAACGCAGTCGCCAGCGGGACCGTGGACTACCTGGTAATCGGCGGAAAGATTGTCGGGAAAAACAAGGTCTACCTGGAAAGCATGAGCGAAGAATGGAACTGCGTGTGGAACAAAGGAGAGCTCGTGAAAGCGACCGTGGAGCTTGTCTTTAAGGAATACACATAGGGGGCGATAAGATGAACAGAATCAGCCAGATGCAGATCGTGGCCACAGACGGGATGACAGATCTTCAGAGATACGACACTCAGCTCAAGGCCCTCATCCTTACGGCAGAAGGAACGCTCCCAGGGAGCCGGGGCTATGGGCTGAACAGGGAATTCCTCTCAAAGAAACCGGAGGAGGCAATCAACCTCCTGGCGATGGAGCTCGAGGAAAAATGCCTGCAGTATATCCCGGAAATAACGGTGGCCAATGTGGAAGGCACATCAAACACAATGGGGCAAATGGACCTCACCATTTACATCGAAAGGAGGGTGTGAAGTGATAGAAGAAATTCTGAATTTACCAGACGTCAGCTTCATCGATGAGATGACGCTGGAGGACGTCCAGGAGCAGATGATCCGCGACTACGAAGATAAGTATGCGGAGCTTACGAAAAAGAGCTACTCACTGCCGAGAGCTGACCCGATGGCACTGATACTCTTCGCATGCAGCGTTCAGATCTACCAGGGGCTCATGTACGTCGACCGGTCCGGAAAGATGGACCTGCTGAAATACACCTATGGAGGCTACGCAGACCATGTGGCAGCCCTGAAAGGCATCTCAAGGGAACCGGCAAAACCGGCAAGGGTAACTGTGAAATTCACCCTATCTGCAGTACGTCCGGAGCCGATCGCGATCCCGGTGGGAACCAGGGTGACAAATGGAGAGGTGTATTTCGCAACCGAAGAGTATGCGGAGATACCGATCGGAAGCACAGAGGTATCGCTTCCGTGCACATGCCTCACAGATGGAGAATCCGGAAACGGGATAATGCCCGGGGACATTAATATCCTGACCGATCCGATCGCATACGTCGGGAAGGTGGCAAACACGACCGAGAGCAGCGGAGGAGCCGAGATCGAGTCAGATGAGGACCTGATCGAGCGCGTATACATTGCACCGTCCAGGTATTCCGTGGCCGGATCCGAGGATGCTTATAAATACTGGGTAAAAACATTCAACGCGAACATCGCGGATGTCTACGTGGACAGCGACGATCCCGTGGACGTTATCGTGGAATTCATCATGGAAGACGGGGAGCTGCCATCAGAGGAAATAATCCAGGCAGCGCAGGACTACCTTCAGGATGAGCAGATCCGGCCGCTTACCGACCGGGTAACCGTGAAGGCGCCGCCAACAGTAGACTACGATCTGGAGCTTACATATTACATCAACAACAGCGACTCAACATCGGCAAGCACGATCCAGTCGAAAGTGAATGCGGCGGTAGAAGAGTATATCGTATGGCAGCGGAGTAAGATCGGGAGGGATATCAACCCTTCAGAGCTGATCCAGAGAGTCGTGTCTGCAGGAGCCAAGCGTGTGGAAGTCGTGAAGCCTGTATTCCAGAAGATAGCCAAGGACGCTGTCGCAAAGCTGGGCACGAAGAAAGTCACGTATGGAGGTGTTGAGGATGATTAAATTCTACGAGGGAGAACTGGCGGATCTATGGCCGGATCAGAAGTCTCCGGAGTTCCTCGCTCTGAGCTACGCCCTGAAGAATGCAATCATCCTTCTGAAGGAAAAAGCAGACAAGACCAAGTGCTACAGCGACATCGATAAGCTCGACGAAGGAGTCCTGGACTACCTGGCCGTGGAGCTGAGAACCATGTACTACAGCCAGGACCTCCCGATCGAGCAGAAGAGGGAGATCATAAAGAAGACCATGCTGTGGTACACCAAGGCCGGAACCGTTCCGGCGGTCGCTGAGATGATCGAGGTTATATTCGGAACCGGAAAGATCGTCGAATGGCCGGACTACACAGAGCCTCCGTATACGAGGGGAACGTTCGACATTATCACATCAGCGATCATGACAGAAGACGTCATGGAGCGGCTGACCAATATCATCCGGAGAGTAAAGAACGTTAGATCCCACATACGAAGAGTCGTAATCGAGAGAGAGCTTCATTCAGCGATGCATGCTGCAATCTTCCAGGTGGCTACCCAGGAAAGCACGACGCTGAACCTTTTGAGAGGAGACTCGGACATCCGGCCGGCAAGCAGATATGGTGCATTATTATTTGTAACCGCGCCGGAAACAGTGGTCCTGAACCACACGATCGGAGATGCCAATACAGAAAACCATCTCCATCATGCCGCGATCCCGATCACGACAGGCGTGCCTGCTTCGTATGTTACAAACGAACTGCAGGGCAGCGCAGAGACAAGGATCCGGGAAAACATCGCGACCATGGGAGCGGCAGAAAGCAGCCGCTCGACAGTCACAAATGACACGACCGGAAGCGCAACCGCGAAGGGAAAGGTCCTGGAAGCGCAGAGGGGCGTGGCCATTATAGCAAATACTTTCATAAAGGAGGAACATTGAAATGTTAATCTGGAACCCAAGTAAACTGACAGAAGCAGGAAAAGCACTCCTGGCACAGGCGCAGGCCGGGCAGACAGCGATCCACATCACAAAAGCTCAGACCGGATCCGGAAGCTACTCCGGAAGCGAGAACCTGGAACAGAGGACAGCCCTGAAGGCGCCGAAGCAGACCTTCCCGATTTCAGACAAGGAGATCAGCGCGACCAATACCCTCATCCTGAAGATCGCGATCACGAACAAAGGCTCCGATTTTGAGCTGGAAAGCGGATACGAGATCAAAGAGTTCGGTATCTTTGCAAAGAGCAATGACGGGGGCGAGGTCCTGTACTCCATCGCAACAGCAAGCACATCGGACTACATGCCGGCATACAACGGAATCATTCCTTCCGTGATCAACATGAGCTACTACCTGGAAGTTGCCAATGCGGAAAATGTGACGATCAATTCCGGAGGAGCTCTCGCCCTGCAGGAAGACCTGGAGGCCCTGGAGAAAAGAGTGACAAAGGTTGAGCAGTACCGTTCAAAGAAGTACGGAGTCAGAAGAAAGACGTCTGCATCCTCTACAGCATGGGAGCGGATCGGAGACGCAGAGGGTCTCGTGGCAGGGGCTGCCGTTGGCGCAGAGACCGTGAGAAATGACTTCATGGCGTCCGTATACCCGTACAATAAGGTGATCCCGTGTAACCTTTCAGAGGCAGGCGATGTGACCGCATACATGGGAGACGCGAACTTCCAGTGGGATGGAAGCAACGGAGATGTGATGGTGGAGCTGCCGATCTTCTATTCAGACAGATACTTCGAAGAGGACGAGGATGGCGTCGAGTGGGAATACAGATGGATCTCCGCCGGACCGGTTGATGGATTGCACATTCATCCGCTCTTCATCGATGGGGATGTGATCAAACAGAAGGCATACCTCCCGATCTTCAACGGATCGCTTTCAGAGGACGAAACGAAGCTGGAGAGTAAGGCAGGCGTGTATCCGCTTCATAACAAGACTAGAGCACAGCTCCGGACGCTTTGCACAGCCAAAGGAACCGGATGGAGCCTGGACGATGTATGGGGAATGCACGCCCTGGATCAGCTGTATCTGGTCATGTTCGCGAATAGCAACGCCCAGGCGGTCATTGGAAAGGGCCTCTCTGAAATGCCTTATAACAAGGCGGACGGAATGGCTCTGCAGGCCAGAGATGGCGTCAACTACATCACAGTGAAAGACACGTATGCGGCGAAGTTCAAGGTCGGCGATGGCATCGGAATCGGAACAGATGTCGGATACTCCACGGTCTGCATCGACAGAACGATCACGCAGATCGTAGCATCCACCGAAGTGGGATCCGCAAGCTGCGTTCACTTCGACGGCGAACCGGTCAATATCACGACCGACCACTGCCTGTGGACCTGCGTGCAGAAAACTGGCGCCACAATCGACATGATGGAGGCGAACGGAAGATGCGAAGGCGTGGATGGCCGGACGCACATGAGGTTCCTGTACATCGAGGACTGGTATGGAAATGGATGGCAGTTCAGAGATGGCGTCAACATCAACAAGTGGCAGCATTACTACTGCGGAAAGAGATCAAGCTACGCAGACAAGAAGTACGACGGAGACTACTATCCGGTAGCGCACAAGGCTCCGCAGGAGAATGGATACGTTAAGAAATTCGGATACGACAGAGAGCATCCGGAGATCGAGGTCGCTGAAGAAGTAGGCGCTGCATCCACGACATACTTCTGCGATTATTACTATCAGGCCGAAGGCGGAGAGGTGGTTCTCTCTGGTGGTGGCGTGGTCAGCGGCGCGGCTGCTGGGCCGTTCTACCGTAGCTGCTACGACTCCGCGTCGTACTCCGACTGGAGCTTCGTCGGGCGCCCTCAATACAGAAAGTAACCATTTCGAGGGGGACCGGGGGATTTCCTCCCCCGCGCACCTTCCGGCGGGCAAAGGAACTGAAGAGCAATATCATGTCCGCCGGAGCGCCCTCTTTGAAATGAACAGGTAACTCGCAAACTTGAATATAGGGGATGAAGATACGCGCGTCCGGTGGTTATCTCTGGTGGTAACGTGGACAACGGCACGAATGCTGGGCCGTTCTACCGTAACTGCAACAACTCCGCGTCGAACTCCAACTGGAACATCGTCGGGCGCCCACTTTGTTATTTATCTCATTTTTGGCATTTCTCTCAATTTTTGGTATAGATCTGCCGTACCTTCATCCGCAGCCGAAAGGCTGACACCAGGATATCCTGGCGCCTCACCCCTTGGTGAAAATGAGCCGTAAATGGCACCGGTTAGTACAAACATGGAAAGCCGGTGAGGCTAACAAAGAGATAAGGAATACCATGGAACCAATACATTACACAAAACGGATCGGGTATCTTTTCGAGCGTGTACGCGATCTGGACAATATAAAAACAGCCATCAGAAAAGCCGCAAAGAGAAAGTCGAAGCGGCGATCCGTCCAGAGGATTCTGGACGATGTAGATGGATACGCTCTGAAAATTCAGAAAATGCTGGACGATGAGACCTTCACTCCAAGCCCATACACAATCAGAGGCATCAACGACGGAATCATAAGAAAGAAGCGCGTCATTGCGGTGCCGAGATTTTATCCGGATCAGTGCATTCACCACGCATACATACAGGTGTTTTCAGAAGTAGTGATGCACGGGGCATACCAGCATAGCTGCGGATGCGTTCCCGGAAAAGGGACAGACGGAGCAAAGAAGGCTATCGAGAAATGGATCCGGACGGATCCTAAAGGGACCAGCAAAGTCCTGAAGCTGGATATAAAGAAATGCTATCCAACGATGAGCCATGAGAAACTGAGGGAGAAGCTGCAGAAGAGGATCAAGGATCAGAAATTCTTACGGTTAAGTTACCGACTGATCGCGAGCTTTCAGCAGCCAATGGCGACCGGAGGAGAGATGCTTCCGGAATCGATCGCTGTAGGCCTCCCGGTCGGTCTTTACACATCCCCATGGTTCTGCAATTTTTTCTTTCAGGATCTGGATCACAAGATCGCAGAAGAAAGCGGAGTGAAGCATTACACCAGGTACGTGGACGACATGGTCCTGTTTGACAACAGCAAACGGAGGCTGCACAACGCGCTCCGGATGATCGAGGAGGAGGCAGGGAAACTCCTCATGAAAGTGAAAGAGAACTGGCAGGTCTTTCACCTGAGCATACGCCCGCTGGACTTCCTGGGGTTCAAATTCCATAAAGGATGGACCACGATCCGGAAGTCTATCATGTTCAGGATCAGCCGTAAGGCTAGGACCTTAGCAAAGAAAGACTATATTTCACTTACAAATGCTTCCGGAATGGTGAGCTACATGGGATATATTCAGAACTCCGACTCGCATGATTTCTGGTACAAGTATGTGCGCCCCTTTGTAAATATTAAGAAACTGAAAGGAGTAATCAGCCATGAAAACAGAAAGCAACATCAGGCCGTCTGTGGAGTTTGAAGTGGAAGCAATCCCAAAGACTCCGGGAAGACCGTGTACGGTAATCTTCTACGATAACATCCAGGGGCCGCTCACAAGGCCTGCAGAGGGCGAGAATGCGGAAGGCGAGGAATACTTCACCTTCGACCGTTACGAAGCCCAGGCGACCTACAGCGAGAGCCTGGAGGGCATCATTGAGGAGAACAAGGAAGCGTGGCTCGCGGCAGCTAAAAAAGCTGAAGAAGATGCAACGGCTGAAGAAGTTCGGAACACCAGGAACAAGCTTCTCGAGGAAATCGACTGGACACAGACCATCGATGCTCCGATCAGCGCGAAGAGCAGGTCGGAACTTAGAACCTACCGGCAGCAGTTGAGAGACATCACAGAGCAGGACGGGTTCCCTTACGAGGTAGAGTGGCCAGTCAGACCGACAATCGAGAAAGCAGATCCGGATCCGGCCGACGAAGCCCTGGATGTATTGATCGGAGAGGAGGACAAGTAGTATGAACAGAAAAACAAAAGCTCTGGAGGCGAGACGCCTCAATATGTTCTCTGCGCAGAGCATGAGCGATGACCAGGCCACAAATATGCCTGGAATGTATCCGGAATGGAGCAAGGACAGCGTAGACTACGGAAACGCGGAGGAGGGCCAGCCGGTCATTGTCAGATACGCAGGCCAGCTCTGGCGCTGTATTAGCCCGCACACATCCCAGGAAAGCTGGTCGCCAGGCAGCGCACCGTCCCTGTGGGTGGCATGCTCCGATCCTGCAGAGGAGTGGCCGGAATGGAGACAGCCAGGAGGAGCTCACGACGCCTATCCCCTGGGCGCCAAGGTTTCGCATAATGAAAAGCACTGGATCAACACAGTCAATGCGAACACATGGGAGCCAGGAGTATACGGATGGGAAGAGCAAAGCTAAAAGATCATTTTTCTTGTGCGCACGGAGACTTCTCCTGCAGGAAGTACCTGAAAGAATGCGACAGGAACTGCACGGACAGCGGGAAGTGCTCGGAGTGCCGGTGGTACCACATTCCTCTATCCCAGCATCCGTGCAGCCACTGCAGGTGGAAAGGAGAATGGGAACATGGATCTGCAATCACCAATAAGCAGGGGCGAGCACGAAGAATTCCGTAGGCGCATGGAAGAGGATCATGACAGGACAAATAAAAGGCTTTCAATCCTCGAGGAGACCGTCAAGAGGATCGGTGAACTTACGGTATCAATAGAAAAGCTCGCCACCAATATGCAGAATATGACCGACGTCCAGAAAGAGCAGGGCCAGAAACTGGAAGCTCTGGAATCCCGAGATGGACAGATGTGGAGGAAGGTCGTCGGCCATCTCGTAACTTCAATAATCAGCATTATCGTGGGATATTTATTCGCACAGATAGGAATTATGTAGGAGGAAAAATCATGAACACTGAAATTATTATGCAGTACATCACATACGCACTCATCGCGATCGGCATCCTTGCCTTCTTCGTGAGCGCGATCACACAGGTCATCAAAGAGATGCCGGGACTGAAGAACGTCCAGACCAACATCGTGGCGCTGGTCATTTCCATCATCCTGTGCCTGGTCGCAGTTCCGATCATCTGCCTGGCCATCCTTCAGATCGCGATTGTTTGGTATTACTTTATCGCCGCAGTTATCGCAGCATTCCTCGTTTACCTGGTAGCCACAGGAGGCTGGGAGAAACTCTCGGAGATCTGGAACCGTACAAAATACAGCAAGAAATAACCCAGGAGGGGTGAAAGCCTCTCCTGAGTAGGAAAAATGAGGTGAAAAAGAACAATGATTAGTAATTGTGGACATGACGAACACGGAAGATATTCCAGAGGATCTGCAGGTGATCAAACTGGAGGCGAGTGGCAGATTATTCCTTGGTACAATCGTCCATGGAATGTGGTTCTTCGTTTCGAAAATCAACAGGTAGCTCAAATGATTGCTGACATAGCACGAGCTGCTGCAAAAAATAACTTGATTGGATATGATCAAAATCAAAGAACTACATACTGGAAACACTTGAAAGCTTCTAACTATGATCCTGCGCAGATTACAATTGCTTGTGAAGCAGACTGTTCTTCTGGTGTGGCTGCCAACGTTAAAGCTGCTGGATATCGCCTTGGAATTCAAGCACTCAAAGATGTATCTGTAGACGCATACACCGGCAATCTTAGACCAGTTTTGAAAAGAGCCGGAGCCATTGAGTTGACTTCCAGCAAATATCTCACATCCGATAAGTATTTGCGTCCGGGAGACATTATGCTGTACGAAGGACATCATGTAGCTACCAACCTTGACATGGGGGCTAATGCAAGCTGGAGCGGTTCTTCTTCCTCTTCCGGAACTTTGCGAAAGGGAGATAAGGGAGAAGCCGTAAAAGACATGCAAAGGAAACTCATTGCATGTGAGTATTCCTGCGGTTCTTCAGGAGCAGATGGGGATTTCGGTTCTGGAACAGAAACTGCATTAAAGAACTTCCAGCGTGACTATGGACTCAGCGTCGATGGAATCTTCGGCCCGAAAAGTAAAGCAAAATTGGATGAAGTGTATGCTAAAAAGATGGCTGAACCGGACTATGAGAAAATCAAGATTACTACTACTTCCTCTTCTGTTAAAGGAATCCGAGTGTGTGGAAATAAAGTTGCCGTATGTTCCGAACCGGGTAACGCCAATAAAATTGTCGGATATCTTAGCGATGGAAACTTGTTGGCGTGTGACTACCGTGCATGGACAAATGGATCATGCTTTTTCCATTACGGTGACGGTTGGGTAGATGGAAAGAATCTGCAAGGCTGGGTTGCCGACAATGGACGCTGGTGGTATCTGATCGGCAATGGAGAATGGAGATATCCGAAAAACCAGTTGTACAAGATTGGTAAAGACACCTATTGCTTCGATAAAGACGGTTGGATGGTCACTGGATGGCAACAGATTAACGGTAAATGGTATTACTTACGAAGCTGGGGAGGAATGCAATATAACACGCTCTTTGGGGTTGAAAAGAACGGCATCACAGACTATTATTACGCACACGAAGATGGTTCCATGGCTTCGAACGAGTGGATAAAAATTGATGGCAAATGGTATTATTTCCGTGACTGGGGAGCCACTTTCCGCAATGAATTATTCACCGATCCGGCGGATGGAAACATCTATTTTGGCGATCAAAATGGCGCAATGATCCATGATGAATGGAGAGAGGTCAATGGCAATTGGTATTATTTCCGAAGCTGGGGTGCTGCATTAAATATCGGTCTTTGGAATGATGGAGAAAATACGTATTACTTCGGTTCCGACTGCAAGATGAAGACCGGATGGATCACGGTGGGCGATACTACATACTTCTTCCGCGACTGGGGAGCTATGCTTAAGCATGCATGGATCAACACGAACGGGGTATGGAAATACGTCGACAAAGATGGTGTGTATGATTCCAGCAAAGACCGGACAGAGCAACCGGATACCTCGGACGGCAGCATTATCTACGCTGGTAAATTATAATTGAAATGGGGCTTTCCACTACGGTAAGCCCCATTTTTCCTTTGAGATTAATGCCTATCCAAATTACTATCCCATATGCATTACTCCTTGATTGTAAGAGGTTCATAAGAATCTATTATGTTTTTTGTGATGGATTTTCAATTTTCTTCGGTCTCATCTTTGCTATCTGGAATAGGATTTTGAAAATCCGGAAGAGGTTTTTCGTTAACAAGTAATTTTTTGCCTTTATATTCATGATAAAAGTACGGACATTCTTTTTGTGTATTTCCCAATACAATTTTTGATAAATAAAGTTCTAAAACCATTAGGGACGACATGGCATCAACAGCAATCTTAAGTGTCGCATCACTAAAT